ATTCCTAGACGCAAAGACAATTGAATGCACCTCAATAGTCGAAGGGTGGAATTTTAAAGGTTATAAATATAATTAAAATAGCCTATGTAGAATAAGTATTCTTATTACTAAAAGTTATAGAGATTGACAAATACAATAAAAAATGTTATATATATATATCTGTTTTCTATAACCAAAAATTATAAGATAACAACATCAAAACATAATAAAAATCAAACTAAAAAGAGAAACAATGTATTCAGTATATAAAATCTATCAAGCTGACAAGCTAGTCCTTGTCACATATCACGACATCATTCCAGAGTTTACAGATTTAACTAAATTAAAACTTATTCTAAATGGACCAACTATCCCTATTCCCTTATATGAATCCTATTTCAAACAACCTGAACTGTTTTCTATTACCACCTATAAGACAGGTATTTATAATGCCCTAGAAGCTTCAGAGATCGTACAGGAACAATCCAAACTAATCGGTAGTGACAAACCTTCCACTTTAAAAAATAAAACCTCTAATATTAGAGCTATTAAATCTACATCAGCACCTAAAAAGACACGTACTAAAAAAGCCCAAGAATCAAAGACTGAGGGCTAATCTAGCTTACATATTTTTATAGATGGTATCTCGTCTATCAACATCCAGAACTAATACAACAATCCTCTCGTCAATAACCTGGTACACCAATCTATATCCTGCGGACTTAAGCTTTACTTTATAAAGATCAGTAGATCCTCTCAGCTTATTTTTAGGTATCTTTGGATTCTCTAAAATTGCTTCCAACTTACGAATAAATTGTTCAGCTATTTGAGGATTTAATTTATCAAACTTCTTCAGAGCTGCCTTTGCGAACTCTAGCTCGTAGGTCATTAATAGATACCTTTATTGTTTCTTCAGTATCGACTTGTTCAGCTAGTTTTAGAAGTTCCCGATCTTCAACCAAATCCATCAGTCTTTCGTACATATCAGCAGGAACACAGTAAAACGCAGGGTTATTCCTATTCAGAATAGCTACAGCTTCACCGAATCCATTATTTACGACTTCCATCGGATTCTTTTTAAGTTCAGAAACACTAGCCACAAATCGACTGTGGATAATGTTGTTCATACTGGAATTAGCCTTCTTTGATGATGTTCATTTAAGAAATAAAACAACACTTTCTGTCCTTGGAGGATTCAAAAGTTTTCTTTATATCTTATGAATAGAAAATTTCGCTAATAACTCTCTACACGAATACAATATAACCAAATTAGAAACCTAATACAAGACCTATTAACAGGTCCTTAAAGAGATCATAAAAAAATGAAAATTAAAGGATGCAAACGACAATCCTTCTTAGATCAAGCCGTACTTAATGGTGGTCAACCTATCTTCTATCTAATCAAATGTTGGGATAAAGAAGAGAGCTTTTACAAGCTTGGCATCACAGTCAATAACATACTCACCAGATACGGTACAGTTAAAGCCATGCCCTATGACTGGTCCATACTCCTAGAACATCCTGGAACAGCAGAAGAAGTCTATGACATGGAAGTACATTTCAAGGGACAGATGGCAAAATTTCAATATGCTCCTACTATCCCTTTCAATGGATCAAAAACAGAATGTTACTTACAGTTGTCTGAAGAACTCAATGATAGGATTCTTAAACTCAGTCCAAAGTAAAGTCAGAAATTTCAAAATCTCAGCAGCTAATATTATCCATGCTCCTTTATTGTCAGAGCGTTCTTGAATAAGAACTAAAGGCTTAGGCTGAATTTTTTTCTTTACATTACTGTTTCTTGGCTTTCGCTTCTTTTTCCGATTAGCCATTTGTTTACTCCAATAAGAGTTAAAATTCGGCTGCACGAATGAGAGATAACAGTAATGATTCCCAAACGTGCAAAGTTAGCAAGTTGGGTCATTTGAGAGTTGCCTTTAAGCAGAGATAGAAAGGTTCTTTTGAATGGAGAAGTTACGTGTAGTTGTGAATATCACAGACAAAGTTATTTCTTTTAATTTTTTATATATAGCAATTGTTTGAGATGCTGAAGTAAGTTTTAAAGCACCTTTAAGAGAAAAGTTTAAAAACTTGCTATTCAAGAATTGAGAAAATTCGTAGAAATTTACAATCCCTTGTTTTTCAAACAAAAACAATAATTCATTAAGGGTTTGAGCTATTTCATCTGAATAATCATTCAATATTGAAAACGTTTTAGTTGTTATGCTTATGGCATCGCCAATATACATACCTGGTCGTTTACGAACAGCATCTAATCCTCTAAGGACTCGTATAGAGCTATTCTCAAATCCGCTTTCAGATTTTAAAGTACGAGAAGTCTTGTATGACAACCAAGCTTCTTTATGAGTTCTAGGGGGTGTATCCATACTTACTCCTCTAATAATTTCAATAAAGTTGAAAACACTATATATTGTGTTTAAGTTGTTGTAAATATACTACATATTGACAAGTGTAAGAAATTGTGATATAGTTCTCAGTACTTATTTAGAACGACTTAGGCTAGGTAAGAGTAATAAGAAAACTAGGTCAGTCATTTATATATCCTTTATTTCATACTTAACTAATTTGCTTATCAAGGTAGGCAGGTCAGACATCCTTTATTCCCTTTTTTAGCTCAGTATAGTTTAATCTCTTTCTATCCTGGGTTATACTTAATAGCTCTAATAACAGCTCTATTAAAATAATAAAAATAAACAAGATCTGTATTTAAAACAGACATCTAACCTTTAAAAAAAGAGACTCTATTCAACCTAGTAAGCAATAACAACGACAGCAACTACAGTAACCCAGTACATATCATTAGAACAAAGACTGCATAGCTTACTGAAACAATTAGAGCTTCATACAGGCTTGAACAGATGCCTTTCTATATACCTACACACGCACGTACACGCGCACACGCATTTTGCAACTTAGATGCCACGTATCTTTTAGAACATAGAGAACGGTAAGACGCACCTAGACAAGCGTTCAGGATCTTGGCTCTGCTCAAGACAATACAGCTTCATCGTATTGGCTTGATCCGAAGGACAAGAAGCCTGCATAAACGCCCAACAACAGAACAATAAAATAATTAAAGGAACAACAATCATGGGATCTAAACCGAAGGTTCAGAAACAAGATTCGCCGGAAGAGATTGAACGTAAAGCTAAAGAACTGGCTCAGAAAGAAGCGAATGAAAACACAGCTTCAAGACGCAAATATAAACAAAGCTCTGTACTTGGTGGCTTACTTGGCAAGAACACAGTAATCAGCAACCTATACAACCAGGTCAATAATACTGGTAGCAACAATTCGAGTAATACGAAAACAGGGACTTAAAGAGATTGAACGCACAACAAATATTAAAGCGTTTGTCTCAACTTAAATCTGAACGTGTAAAGCATGAAACAACCTGGCGTGACTGCTACAAATATTGCGCTCCTGAACGTCAACAAAGCTTCCAAGACGTAACAGCATCAGGACTAGAACAAGAACGTAAAACAGCAAGAAATGAGTTATACGACACAACAGCATGTGAAGGTATTCAACTCTTAGTATCAAGCGTATATAGCGGTACAACATCTCCTGTTAGCTTATGGTTCAAGTCAGTACCAAGTGGCATAGATACTCCTTCCCAACTCACACAAGGCGAACAGTGGCTTGATATGGTTGATAACTTTATCTTCCGTAACATACACAGCTCTAACTTTGATAGTGAAGTTGTAGACTATCTGACAGATCTTATTGTTGCAGGATGGGCAGTTTTATTTATTGATACGCACCGTGATAAAGGTGGTTTTATATTTAATACCTGGAACATTGGTAACTGTTACATCAGCTCAACTCAAGCCAATGGCATGATCGACACAATCTACAGGGAGTTTGAGCTTTCAGCAGAGCAGATCGTTACTGAGTTTGGCATTGATAACGTCAGCGATAAGATCAAAGCAGCAGTAGAAAAGAAGCCAGATCAGAAGTTCACATTAGTACAGGCAATCGTCCCTAGAGACAAACAATACGTTAAAGGTGATGAAGGTAAACGTGTAGCAACAGCTATGCCCTTCGCTTCTTATACGATTGAAGCCCAATCAAAACATATCCTAAAAGAATCAGGTTTTGAAGAATTTCCTTGTGTCGTCAGTAGATTTAGAAAGATACCTGAATCTCCGTATGGCTTGGGCATGGCGAGTATGGTTCTAGCAGATGTGAAGACTACTAACCAACTCATGAAACTCTCATTACAGACAGCAGAATTAAATCTAGGCGGTTTGTGGATGGCTGCCCATGATGGCGTTGTAAACCCCAATACACTTCGTATTCGACCTAATGCAATCATAGCTGTTAACTCTATTGATAACTCTATTAAACGACTGGATACAGGATCAGCAACGGTAGGTATGGGCTTAGACTTCTTACAACATTTCCAGGCTAAGATTAAGCGTACTTTGATGAGCGATCAGCTTACACCACAAGGTTCAGCTCCACTTACAGCGACAGAGATCCAAGCTAGAGTAAACGTATATCGTAATCAGCTCGGCTCAATATTCTCTCGTATGCAATCTGAATACCTCCAAGCTCTATTAGACAGATGTTGGGGCTTATCAATGAGATCAGGAATGCTACCTCCTGCACCTGAAGAGCTTATGCAAGCTTCACGTATATCTTTTAACTTCATCAACCCTATGGCTGCATCACAAAAACTTCAGTGGGTAACTTCAACTCAAGAGCTAATGATGAATGTAGGTCAGATGGCAACGATTGATCAGACTGTACTGGATAACCTTAACCTGGATGCAATGGTTCAGATCATGGCAGATGGCTTAAACGTACCTAAAGACGCAATTCGTACAGAAGAAGAAATAGCAGAACTGAGACAGCTTAAACAAGAACAACAACAAGCTATGCAGCAACAACAGCAACAGCAAGCAGTCATGTCAGAAGTAGGGTCAACAGCTATGGATATAGCAAAAGATCAAGCTAAGAACATGACACCTGAAGAGCTAGGAGCAATGTTTGAACAGCAATAAATATCAGAGAGTTTTTACAAGTGAAGAAGGAATACAGGTACTAGATGAACTAATCGCTACCTTTCATGTACAGTTCATATTTGATAAAGACTCAGCTACACAGACAGCATTTAATTGTGGTCAGAAAGATGTAATTGACTTTATCCTAGCACGCATTAAAGATGCTGAATAAAAAAAATAAATAATATATGATTTCAGCACTTTATAATGAGAAGTAAGCATGAAAAAGATTAGCTTAATTATAATTCCGCTTATATTAAGTGGATGTTCTTTTTTTGAACCACAAGTAGAGTTAACTAAAGAAGAACTATTAAAGCAATACCAATTTCAACTTAGCGAAATTACAGATGTGGATCTTATCAAATCTGTTAAAAGTCTAGACTGTAAATTTTTGGGATATGTTGAACCAGATTTTAAATCAACACCTACATTTGGTTGTATTGCTACCCTTGAACCTTATGAAGCAGAAAAATATGATGATGTAAAGGATGAGGTTTTGTTAGCAAGACATGGAATCAATGGTAAAACGACACATCTTGAAAAATCTAAATTTATTGAATCTGTTTCAGAACAAGTATTTAAGCAATCTATAAAAGTACAATAATGATATGGAGGTAATTGAACAATATTCAATTACCTCCATATCTCATAATAAAAATAAAAAAAGAGAAAAAGAATGACAGATAACTTAGAACAACCACAACCAATTGAACACGATACAGCATTAAGCACAGCTAATAATAGCTCTATTGAAAAAGCTATACCTGATAAGTTTAAAGTAACAGCAGAAGATGGATCAGTAGACTACAAAGCTACTGTAGCCAAATTAAATGCATCGTATAGCTACTTAGAAAAGAAAGTAGGTACAGGAGAAGTCGCTCCTAAATCTGTAGATGAATACAAGATTGAACGTGAAGACTTTAGCTTCGATGACTTTAAAGCAGATGAATCTAACAAAGCCTTTTTACAAGAAGCTCATAAGCATGGGATCACAAATAAACAGCTCGACTTCCTCATTTCTGAATACGACAAACGCGCAGTAGACCTGGTATCGAATAACTCTCAGTTTGATACAGATTCAACAGTACAGACGCTTCAATCTGAATGGGGAAAAGAATACGAATCCAATATCTTCTCAGCTATTCGAGCAGCTAAGTCAGCAGGCTTAACAGAAGACCAGATTAACGATCCTAGTATTGGCAACAATGTAGCAGTCATTAAAGCTCTCGCTTATTTCGGTTCTCAAATTGCAGAAGACAAGGCTGTAACCAATGGCACAGCAGTCAGTACAGATATTCAGTCTTTAATGCGTAGTCCTGCTTTCTTTGATCCTAAGCATCCTGAACACAAGTCTGTGAAGTCTCAGATTGATTCGTATTACAACAGCCTAAGACGATAAACAAATAGCTCCTGAAGTGGCGTTCAGATAAAGCGTACAGCCATACAAGTCCTTGTGTAGAGCATTGACCTGTATCACTTCTTATCAGCCCGATATGGACAACTGAAACAACAATAAGCTCTACAAATACAACAATATAAATAGAGCTAATAATAGCTCTAACAATAAATCTAAATAATAAAAATAAGGACAATTAAAACAATGTCATATAACACTATTGATAGCGTATTTATTAAACAGTACGCAGACACATATTTAGCTCTATTAGAGCAGAAAGAATCAAAACTATTATCAACAGTAACCAATATCGGTTCAGTCACAGGTACGTCCTGGACTCTTAATGAGATGGGTACTTTAGGTGATGAGTTTAATACCTTAACTCGCTTCGGTGAGACACAATATACAGACGCTTCATTCGCATCTCGTTTAGGCACACTGAATGACTTCCCGAACTTCACACGTTTGGCAATTCAGGACCTCTACAAGCTCAAGGCTCAACCACAAGATCAACTCTTACAACGCTTACATTCAAAATGGAATAGGAAGGTCGATAAGGTTGTATATAACGCTTTGTTAGGTACAGTTGCTCGTAAAGAAGTTGGTGCAGACACTTATACAAACGTAGCTCTTCCTGCTACTCAGATCTTAGGTGATGCAACAGCTCCAATCACTAAACAACTTCTTATCGACATCCGTACTAAGTTTATGGAAAACGAATGCGAAGAAGACATCTATGTGACATACAATGCCGATCTATTAAATACTTTACTTGCCGATACCACTTTGACTAGCGCAGATTATTTGGCCGGCCAAATGTTACAGCGTGGTGAGATCAGTAACTTCTTAGGCTTTAATTGGGTTCATTATGAAGGTATTCGTTCAGCAGATGGCTTATCAGCTACAGGTGTTGCTTATACCAGATCAGCAGTTGAAGTAGCGACTAACTCAATTTCTCCATTGAAGATCGTAGAAGTAGAGACTGCTAACCGTTTCCATAGCATTGGGCACGTAGAGGCGATTGGTGCTGTGCGTAGTGATGAGAAGAAAGTAGTAGCTTTCAAATTCAAACTATAATAGCTCTATTAATAAAGCTAATAAAAATAAAAGCTCCTTATCTGTAGCAGGGTAGGGGGCTTTCAATACCTAATAATAACAATAACTAAGGACGCTACATGACAACAAAAGTAGATATAAGCAATCAAGCTTTAAGCCTAATCGGTGCAGATAGCATTACAAGCTTCGATGATAAAACAAGTATAGCTAGACGTATGAAAGGACTGTATGACACATCACGTAAAGCGTTACTTAGACTCCATCCATTTAACTTCGCAACCAAGCGAATCAAATTAACTCCACTAACACTTAAACCAGACTTTGGTTATGAGTATCAATACCAACTTCCAAACGACCTAATCAGAATTATCTCAGCTAATACAGAAGACTATGCATTAGAGACAGACAAACTACTAACAAACGACTCAGCTATCGAACTGATCTATGTATTCGACAATACAAACGAAGAGACTTTCGATCCACTATTCACAGAATGCCTAATCCTATATCTCGCATCTAAAGCAGCTAAACCAATTACAGGCTCACAAGGTGCAGGGGAGTCCTTCTATATCCAAGCTCAAGACTTAATTAAACAAGTTAAAGCTGTTCAGGCACAGGAAGTATTAAGCATCCAATTTTTTAAAGAAGACGACTATACATTAACGAGACGATATGGCTAAGATCAGTTTAATCAAAAACAACTTTACCAGTGGCGAACTCAGTCCGCTTATTTGGATGCGTACCGATCTAAACCAATTCAGAAATGGAGCTAAGTCAGTTGAGAATATGCTACCTATCATTGAAGGTGGTATTAAGAAAAGAGGTGGCACAAAACTACTTAGAGTTGAACAGGATGCTATCAGAATCATTCCGTTCATTGTTAGTCATGGCAACAACTATCTTGTCGTATTCAAGCCTTTCTTAATTAATATCCTTACAGCAGAAGGCGCATTAGTTAAAACTTTTACAACCCAGTACACAGCATCACAGATTAAAGACATCAACTATTGTCAGAGTCGCTATAACCTTTGGCTCGTACATGGTGATCATGCAGTATCCTGGATCAGATGTTCAGAAGACTTTACCAATTGGGCATTCGACAAGTTCACCTATTCAGTACCGCCATTAGAAGATACATATACTCCTGCATTACCGCTTAAATCATCCGAAATAAACGTAGGCAAGACTACAACTCTAACGGCTTCAATGTATGCAGCTCACACAGCCAATAAGCAATATACGGTAGGCGATATTTGTTATGTGTTTGGGCCTAACTGGACCATGAAATACTATAGATGTTTAGTAGATCACATGAACCAAGTACCTAAAGATGTATATGCAAGTACCATAGATCCCGATACAGGCGAAACTATTTATACAGAAACAGTATATTGGCAATCCATCACACCTGAAGAAGCTGTAGCTTTTAATGCTCAAACAGTTGGCAAATATATTTTCATCAATAGTGGTGTAGTGCGTGTAGACCGTTTTATTTCAACAACTCAAGTCTCAGGTGAGATCCTGGTTAAGCTCAGTGCAAACATAGAAGCGATTGCTCGATCATGGACAATCAAAGAACCAATTTTTAACAGCACATTTGGCTACCCAAGAGCAGTAACTTACTTCCAACAACGATTAGTATTGGCAGGGTCAAAAAAATATCCAAACTATATTTGGTTATCTCGAACAGGAGACGAATCAAACTTCTTAACCACAACATTAGATGGCGATTCATTTACTGTAGCAGCATCATCCGAACAACTATCAAACGTCCTACATCTTAGTCAGAGTAGAGGTATTGTTGTGTTTTGCGGTGGGTCAGAACTAACAATCAATGCTCAAGATTCACTGAGTCCAACGAATGCAAATATCCTGGAACATACAGCCTATGGAATTGTGCAGACCATTAAGCCAATCAAAGTAGGATCTGAACTGCTATTCGTACAACGTGGAGCAGAACGAATCCGCACCCTTGTTTATGACTATGCTCAAGATGGCTTAGTCTCGAATGAGCTATCAGTATTAGCTTCACATCTTGGAGAAGATGGTGGCGGCTTTAAAGAAATGGTGTATCAGCAAGAACCTGATTCAGTGATTTGGCTTGTTATGAATAATGGAAAGCTCGCAACTCTAACTTTAGACAGAGAGCAATCAGTTATAGCCTGGGCTAAACATGATATAGGTGGCTATATAATCAGTATTACATCTCTACCTTCAACGACAGGTGCAGATAAAGTCTATTTCCTGGTCAATCGAAACGGTACATTACAGATTGAACAGCTACAGGAAGAGCTTTTACTTGATACAGCTATCTTGGCTACAGTAACAAGAACTGAAGATGAATGTAGTGTTACCAATACACTTATAGGCAAGCTAGGAAATGATGTAGCAGCTTATTATAAAGACTCAGTACATACCTATGCTGTACCAATTCTTCATAGAGAAGGGAATACCATTCATATTGAATGTGATGAACAGGTCAATCAAATTTATATAGGCAGAAAGTTCACAGCTAAAGTCAGTTTATTGTCGCCAGATATAAGCCAAGCTCCAACAACAAGTAACCCTGCTTTATTTAAAGTCGATCACCTCAACTTATATATGTATAAATCCATCAATCCAAAAGTGAACGGTGAAATTGTTGAACTCAAAGAATTTGATGAAGAAACATTAGATAAGCCAAAGCCATTTACAGGGCAACAAAGAATTGCTTTAGATGGATGGAATACATACGACAACTTCAAGCTTGTTATAGAACAAGATGAACCGTTGCCATTCCATATAACAGCAGCAGTCCTAGAAGTGAACATGAATGACCGTTAGAGTAGCGTTAGAAAAAGAAGAAAATAGTTAGAAATTTAGAAAAGACTGCGACAACACTTAACGCACCTAATGCTCTTGTGTCTGGACTTCCTAAAAAACACTATATATAGTGGTTTATAGGAATGTGTGAATCAGTTCTCATAATAAAATTTAAATAAAGTTAGGATGTCCTAAAAAAACACCTCTAATTTGCTCTCATTTCTCGTATTTACCACATTTCTTGTAAATTGATAGCAAATCACCTAAAAGGTATAGAATTAGCTTGTAGCGCAAAATAAGAGGATTTTAAGCAAACAGGTCTTGACAAGGAATTGAAACTTATATTATATTTGTTCACGCTGAAACAGCATAAAAAGAGCACGCAGAAAAGCCCTAGAACAAGTTCCAGAGCAATTTTGAAAGCTTATGTTTAGTAAGCGAAAGTAATTAGTGGATAAAAGTAGTCAATATGGAAAGTAAAAGTACCAGTTTTGCTAACCGACTTCTTAAATCTGGTCTGGAATTGTAATAGTAAAGGTAGCTTTACGCAATGAAAAAAGTGTAACAGTGATTCACTTGAGCGATGACTGACCAGTAAAGAGGGGACTACTCCACTGTTTGAACTATTAAACGTCAAATAAGGGGAGATTAAACCCATGACAACCAGTATCGAAAGTCGTTCTTACAAGTTTCCTCGACGGAATACTTATCCTTCTGCCATCTTAGTTGAATTACTAAATGGTGAACGTATAACTAATGCTCAAATGATGGAGAAGTTAAATTGTCCACATGCGGCTACCGCAATTAGTTATCTAAGGGATAAGTCCAATTG